CGTTCGTTCCCGGCGGATTACAACACGATCCGCGGACACCGTGAAACCGGTTCGCCGAAAACTTGCCCCGGGCGTATGGTAGATATGAATCATGTACGATCACTGATAGCGGGGGCGATGTAATGGAGCAGCACGAGGTACTAACCGAAATCCGGGTAAACGTTGGGCGAATTGCGCAACAACTTACCAGCATTGAAAAACGACTAGTTGACGGGGAGAAACGGTTTGATGAAATGCAAACCGAAATCAACCAGTTGTGGGACAAGTACAACGGCATGTATGCGGAATACAACAAATTCCGGGGCATCATATACGCCGTTTCGGTACTGTATGCGGCGCTTGTAACGTATCTGAATATTTTTTATAAGGGGTAAACAATGAAAAAGTGGTACACCAGTAAAACGCTATGGGTTAATGCGTTTTCATTCGTTGCGGCCGTGTTGGCGCTGATGGTTTCAGATCCCGCATTTCAGCATTTAGCGCCGTATACCGTGGTTGCGTTGGCATTTGTGAATATTTTATTGCGGGTGATTACATCGGAAAAAATTGTATGAGTGATGACACGCGCGATTTTTTGCCGATTATCATACCGGCGGATTTCTCCCCAACGGGGGAAGTAATCACAATCCCACTAGCAGAAATTCCGGACGACGTGAAAGCGGCGTACCCATGGGCAAAACACTATTTAGTAACGTTGGCATTGACGGGCAACAAAACCACGGCCGCCCAACACGCCGGCGTACATTTCGGTGCGATTAAGAAGGCGGCGCAACTGAACGTTGAATTTGCGGAACTCGAAGATATGGCGCGAGAAATCAGTATAGGACGCCTCGAAGCAATCGGGCGGGCCCGGGCGGAAAAGTCTAGCGATCTGCTGATGATGTTCTTTTTAAAGGCGATGCGCCCGGGCGTCTACCGTGATAAATACGAACAAGTACAAAAGGCGGTAAACGATTATGTCATTGACATTACCCCAGAACGCACGGGTACTAACGCAAAAAACAGCGACAAAACCACAAAGTGAGTTTTGGAATAATCCGGCGCTATTCCGCATGTTTGTCGGCGGCCGTGGGAGCGGCAAAACGCACGCCGGCGCTATTGAGGCGCTACGCATGCCGCCGGGTAGCGTTGGTATGATCATTGCGCCAACCAACCAGATGTTACGCGACGGCGCACTACGTACCGTTCAAACCATAGCCAACCAAGCGGGCATCATTCAAGATTACAATCAAACATACGGCGAAATGAAACTATTAGGCGATCGCACAATTAAGTTTCGTAGCGCTGATGCGCCGGACAGGCTACGCGGCGCAAATCTGGGGTGGTTGTGGTTAGATGAGGCGGCGCTCATGAACCCGGAAACGTGGAGCATTGTTATAGCCACGTTGCGGGAGCAGCCCGGGAAGGCGTGGATTACCACAACCCCACGCGGCCGCAATTGGATCTATGAGTTATGGACGCAAGGCGGGGAAGATTACGCAATGATCGAATCCCGCACGGCGGACAATATTTATTTGCATGATTCATTTGTCGAAATTTTGCGCCGAACATACACCGCCGAACAATACGCACAGGAAAGCGAAGGCAAGTTTGTAGACGCCGCCGGGGCGTTGTTTCGGCGTGACTGGTTCCAATACGTGGAGTATATCGACAACGCCGAACGCATGGATTGGTACCGGTACTACGATTTAGCCGCATCGGTGAAACAAGCGGCAGACTATACGGCATCGGCAAAATGTGCGTTCGGCGACGATGGAACGCTATATATTGCGGACGTAACCCGGCATAAAGGCGAATGGCCGGATATACGCCGGCAGATTATGCAGCGCTCCCAAGACGAACCGCGGGTTGTAATTGGCATTGAGGAATCGTTACACGGGTTAGCGGGGTTACAGGAATTGCGCCGCGAACCCGCAATGGCGTCTATTACGTTCCACGGGGTTGTTGCGCGCGGGGATAAGCGCGCCCGGGCTATGCCGTGGGCGGCGCGCGCCGAACAAGGCAAATGCGCGCTACTTCGTGGGGATTGGAACCGTATTTTTTTAGATGAATGTGTATCATTCCCTATAGGGGTGCATGACGATATGATAGACGCCGTCAGCGGTGCGGTTCATATGATAGGCGCGCGTAGTATGCAATGGGGGTACTTTTAAATGGCAATTGAAGCAATTCCGGGGTGGGTTAATGCGCTCAAAAACGGATTATACGTCAACGATCCAATAACCGCATACGAAAAAGTACCGGTATTGTATCGGGCGGTTAACCTGCGCGCCGACGCATTAAGCAGCGTGCCGTATAAGTTGGTACGTAATGGCGCCGTGGTGGAATGGCCGTTTAAAACATCGCTCCCCATGCTGATACGCGAAACCGAACGTTCATTGCTGGTAACCGGCGCGGCGTATTGGTTGAAACTTTACCGCGGTCGGGTGCTGGTTGGATTTCAGTATTTGAACCCGCAAACGATGCGGGTACATGTCAACGGGCCGGTTAATCCCGTGGATCCGTACACGGCGCTACGTTTCGAGCAACGGATTGACGGACGACTGTTTGCAACGTGGGGCATTGATGACATTGTCTATTTTCGGGAACCGTCATTATCAACGGACATTTTGCCGGGATTAGCGCCGGCGTCCGTTGCGTTGACGGATTCACAAGTTAGTTTTTATATTCAGCGGTTCACTAGCGCATTTTTTGAGCACGGCGCCCAACCAATAACCATTATGAGTATGCCGGTAGATATGGCGGAAAACGAGTTTAAACGGTTTAGCCTAGACTACCTGAACAAATTCACGGGGTGGGTAAATGCGTTCCGCACGTTGTTTGTACGCGGCGGGGACGTCAAGGCGCAAACAATCACGCCGCCAATTAAAGACTTGCTATTACCAGAATTAAACGAGCGCGTTACGAATGCAATCGGCGGGACGTTCGGCGTACCGCGTACGATGTTGGAGGCGTCCGCCGCCAACTATGCAACCGCGAATTCAGATCGCGCCGGATTTTGGCGGGAAACCGTCATACCCCGGGTTGCAATCATCGAACAGATTGTAAACGAACAAGTACTATACCCGCTGGGGTATGAGTTGGTATTCACGCCGGAAGCGTTGGACGTGATGCAAGCGGACGAGGCGGCCCGCGCGCAATCGTTGGTACTACTCACGCAGGCGGGTATACCGCTCCCTAGCGCAATGCGGATTTTGGGGTATGACGAAATTGATAATTTGCTCACTTCCGAAATCATCGACAACCCAAGCGATAACCCGGGCGTGACTGATCCCGAGGCGCCAACCAGCGAGGACAAACCCAATTTGATTAGTACGACAATCGAGGACGAACCGGCGGAAGCAACGAACCCGCCGGCGCTGTTATCGTTGGCGGCCGTGGATTTGATGAAATGGGAGCAAAAGGCGGTACGGCGTTTCAAAACGGGGGAGCATACCCGCAAATTCACCAGCACCCACATACCGGCGCCAATTTTGGGCATGATTAGCGCTAAAATCGCCGATGCAACCAGCGCCGACGACATCAAACGCACATTCGCCGCATACAAAGCGGCAATGCCGGTACGAAGTACCGAACGGCGGCTATTTAACAAACTGGTGGAAATCATGGCGGACGCCGGGGACAAGTGGGCGAAATCGTTGTTAAACGATGACATAGAAACAATCAATTTTTCAGAACTCATCAAACCGCCAATGGTTTCCGAGTTAACCAACATTGCAAATTTGCGGTTGGACACGCTAGGGGAGCAAACCAGCATCAGCATACCCGACGATCAGCGCAACGCCGCCGTGAATGGGTGGCTAGAATCGTACTACCCGCAATTTGCCCGGGACGTTGACAAAACCACAAACGATACATTAGCAAAGGTCATCCAATTGTTCCGCAGTACGCCGGGTATGACAATTGCGGACGTAAAGCAAACCCTAACCCCGGCGTTTGGGGAGCAACGGGCGGCGGCTATTGCAATTACCGAACTCACCCGGGCGCAAACCCAAGCGACTACCAGTTACAAGGCGTATATGGATAGTATGGGGGTGAAATCCGAGGAGGTTTGGAACACCGATGCGGACGAGTTAGTATGTCAAATTTGCGCACCGTTCGACAACAAAACCCGGGACGTTTGGGGCGGGGAATACCCGGACGGATCCCCAGCACACCCGAATTGTCGTTGTGATATTACGTTACGGCTGGTGCGCTGATGGGGGTAAAAGTCACCGTTAAAAACATGTTCACCGCCGACGAAATCGCCGAATCAGTGCGGGCGGTAACGCTATCATTTGGGCAATTTGTTCGCAATGAACTCAGCAACCAGAAACCGCCGCCGCCGCGCGGGGCAAAAATGCACATCAAAAGCGAACGGCAACGGCGGTTTTTAATGGCGGCAATTCGTAGCGGGCAAATCGTGGTTCCGTATCGGCGCGGCAGTGCCAAGGGGAGCGGCAGCGAATTTTTGAACCAATCGTATAGCATGACATTACGGGGCAACGTTGCGTATTTGGAGAGTAGCGCATCATACGCCCGGTATGTGGTCGGGAGCGAACAAGCGGCAATTCATAGCGGGCGCTGGGAAACGGCGGAAAACGCCGCCGAACGCCTCATAAATCGGGGCGATTTGGAACTAATTGTTATGCAAGTAATGGGAAGATTTAGTTAATGCCAACGTATACACCGCCGGCGGAAGTCGCGCAAAACGCCCGGGAGGCGTTGGCGCAACGAGATCTAAAACCAGCAAGTGAACGGGGTATGACGCTGGTAGGATTGGCGCGCGCCCGGCAACTATCCGAACGGCGCCCAATATCTATAGAAACCATTCGGCGCATGGTGTCATATTTCGCACGGCATGAAGTAGACAAAACCGGCGCAACGTGGGACGACTGGGGAAAAGGGCGCCAAGCGTGGAACGGGTGGGGCGGCGACGCCGGGCGGGATTGGGCAGAACGCATACTAAAGGAGTACAAGACGATGAACAAAAAGGGATTACGCAATATGGATGTAGAAATTGCGTTTAAGGTTGAAGACGGGCAATTTTATGTAATGGATGATAACGGGGAATATAAAATTTTTACCGATAACATCGGCGATTTTTTGCGGTTGTTGTTATTCAAAATGAATTATACGGCAAAAGAAATTGATAACGAACTTTTACCTATGCCTACACCAATAAAAGCGGCGCGGCGTCATTCAGAACAAGATATGAAGATGATCCGCAAGTTGCGTAATACGATGAAATCGGCGTTAGTGATATTAACCGATTTGGGCGACGATGGAATAGAGGACGACGCCGGCGAAATGATGCCGCCGCCAACGCCCGCCAAAATGCTCAATGAACACAACATGGTTTTACAGGAATCATATACGGCGATTGTGTCCGAGTTGGGCAAGTTTACGCAATCGGACGCGCATTATATGACGGAAAACCCGTTTGCCGCCACTGGGATTAAATGCGCCAATTGCGTATTTTATAGCGCTGGTATGTGCTCAATCGTGGAAGGTGAAATTGCAGATGAAGCAATTTGTAAACTATGGATTATTCAACCCGAGATGATTACAGAAACGCCGGCGGAAATGGAAACCGAACCCGCCGTTGAAATTGACGTAGAAGTAGCGGCGCTAGTTGATCGCAACGCAACCCCAGCACAACGCGAGGAAATGCCGGCGGGCGATTTCGTTATACCCGAAACCCGAAATTTTCCCGTGGTTACTCCCGATGATATCCCCGCCGCCGTATCATCGTGGGGGCGTTATGAAGGGTCTATTACGTTTGACGTATTTAAACGCCGTATTATACGACTAGCACAGCGGAAAGGCGCCGAATTT